CCTTCTATGTCTTGTACGTATACCCACTTTCCTGTAAATCTTGAGATATAACCTGTTTTATCAATTGCGGGTATGTACACCTTATCCCAAAGGCACCAGTGCTTATCATTGACTGCAATTTTCTTTATGTTTTTATTGTTTCTTGTCGTTTATGTGTGATTTTTCCCATTCTTTAATTATAAAAAATATATAAATTAAAAATAAAATTAATATATTTACAGTATTAATTTACCTATTTTAAAAATTTAATTAAAGGAGATTGGAGATATAAAATGCCAGCAGCGAATGTAGAAATATTACTAAAACAACTAATAGAGAACAGACAAAATCCTATAAAATGGATGGAAGATAATTTAAAAATTCAACACCCTGCTCATGGTATTATTCCGTTTAAACTTTATGATTTCCAGAAGAAGGTAATTAAACTATTTTTACAAAAGCACTTTATTATAACTTTGAAGTCACGACAGATAGGCATGTCTACGATCGTACAAGCAATATGCCTTTGGAGTGCTTTACATTATTCTAACTATAATATATTGATAATATCAGCAGGACAAAGAAATGCTAGTTCATTCTTGGGAAAGATAAGAAATATGTATGAATATCTACCTAATAATGAGTGGAAGCTGAAACTAGAGACAGATAATAAACAATCATTAACATTCTCAAATGGTTCTAAGATAACGGCAATTCCTGCTACCAGAAGTGCATCATTGGGTGAATCAATAAACCTATTAGTTATCGACGAAGCTGCATTCATCGAGAGAGTCGAAGAAGTATATCAAGCAGCTTATCCAACTATTTCTCGCGCATTCAAATCACATGCTGGCAAACCTTATGGTATAATTATAATATCAACTCCGAACGGTACATCTGGTACTGGTGGATGGTATTACCAAATGTATGAAGGTGCTTTAAATAAGACCAACAAATATATACCAGTAAAAATCCATTGGTCCGCTGTACCTGAGTATGACGAAGAATGGTATTTAGACCAATGTAGCCAACTAAACTGGAATTATAGATCGATAGCTGCTGAACTTGAATTGTCGTTCGTATCTTCAGGTAATACCTATATACCAGGACAGATATTAGATTCAATAGGTACGGTCGACCCGATAGCTAAAGATTTAAACGATAATTTATGGATATTTGAGAAACCTATACCAGGAGAGGTATACGTAGCTGGTGTCGACGTTGCTTATGGCGATAGAAAAGACTCTAGTACAATACAAATATTAAAGGCAAGTACTTTAGAACAGGTTGCTGAATATGATTGTAATACTATAATTCCTGATGATTTCGCTGATATAGTTATAGACCTTACTAGACGATATAATAATTGTTTAGTTAACATAGAAAGAAATGCTGTAGGTAAAGTGCTTATTGATAAAATATTATACAAAACTAATGGTGTAGGAATAAACTTATTCAGAAATAAGAAACCTTCTGAATTGACTGATGATATAAATAAAGATCCTTATCGTTCATCTATAGGTACGAACGTTACTGGTACTTCACGAGATATTTTATTAGCAAATATGTACAATATTCTAATAGATAAATATACTGAGGCCGTTAATAATATAATATCTGAAGACGAAGATAAAGATAATGTTAGAGCAAAGTTTGAAATGTTAATGAATAATAAAAAGAGTAATTCGATAGTCAAGAAATATGGAATTATAAAATCTGAAAGACTATTACACCAATTATTGAATTTTACAGTAGACGAACATGGTAAAGTAGATGGTCCAAGAACTGACTTGATATTTGGTTGGGTTCATGCTCTCTATGCTTATACTAAGAGTAAACAGATATTGCTAAGAAATTACGCAAATATTATAAACCAAACTTTAGGTGTCAGTAACGATGAATATAAGAAATTAGAGACTATAAAGTTTATGCAAGAACATTCTAACTCAAGTTTATGGAAAAATCTTAACCCAGAGGAAATTCAAAAGTTATTGGATGAAGATGAAGATATTGGCAAATTAAAAATTAATAATGACGACGAAGATAAAAAAGGTAAAAAAACCGAATCTTCTTTAAATAAAATCTATAAAGCATTTTATGGATAATAATAATAATAAAAAAAAAAAAGAGGGAGTGAATAATTACAATGAAGTACAGAGCATTTAATACATTTATACATAATGGAAAAAGAATAGAAGGAGGAGAAGTGTTTAGCCCTGAAGAGTATAATTTTAAACAGAGTGATATAGATTTTCTTTTATCACTAAGTAAGATTGAGAGAGTTTATAAATTAGAAGAGGTAATGAAAGAAATAGAAGAAGAAAAAGAAGAAAAACCAGTAACTGAAGAAGATATTAAAGAATCAAAAGTTTTTGTTTTGAATGAAAAAGAGGTTGAGACTGAGCAGGAAGAAGTACAGGAAGAAGCTCCTGAAGAAGAAGCTAAAGTCGTAGAAAGTTTAGAAGATTTGAAGAAAGCCGAATTAGTTGAATTAGCCGAAAGTTTAGGTATCGATACTAAAGGAAAAACAAAAAAGGAATTACTAGAAGAACTTAAGTCAAAGGAAGTCTAATAAGCCATGGGAGTATTATATAACTCCAAAGATTATAACATTCAAATGACTCCTGATGATTTTAACGAATTGAAGATTAGGGTTTTCAGTCAATTCGGTTGGCCAACAGTGTCAATTGAAATTACAGATGATGAATTTAAATACATTGTAAAAAGGGCCGTAATGTATTTAAATACTTACAGCCCACAAGAAGTTTTAGTAGATAAAACAGTAAGACCTAATGTTTCTGAATATGAATTTTATGAATATCCTCAAATAAATGGAATAGCGGATGTATACTTATCGATTGAATATTTAATAGGTTTAGGTTTACCTGTCACAGCGACATTAGGTGTACCTATGTCACTAGCTTCTACTCATAACAATCAGAATTTAATGAATTATATTTCCATGTTTGAAGCTTACGATATAGCTAAAAGAATGTTCGGTGTCAAACCGATAGTTGAAGCTGTACAACCTAATATCGTCAGGATAACACCTACACCATATATGGAAACAATATTTAAATTTGACCTATATGTAGATCATGAACCAGATTTATCTTCATTAAATGATTATGAGATAAATTGGTTAGAAAGATATTGTCAAGCAGCTACAGGTAAAGTACTAGGTCAAATTCGTCGTAAATATTCAGGTGTTACATTACCTGTAGGTTCGTTAGATGCTTCAGGAAACAGTTTATATACTGAATCAGTTGAGATGGAAAAAGAATTATTGGAAGAGCTTAGGTCTAGAAAGAAATTCCCATCAACATTTATTAAAATAGGATAGGGGATAACATGCAAAATAGCGTAATATTTTACGAGCTATACGATGCTCAAGAATTTGACCATTTTATAAAGAGTGTCATTAAACAGTTTAGAAACAGTATTGAATACAGAAAATGGCTAGATCGATGTGACAGAAACGTCTGTGCTGCTACAGGTCTAAGTAAAAGCGATGATAATGTAGAAATTGAAGTACATCATTATGAGAAAACTACATGGGATTGGGCAAGTTACATAATCGATAAACTTTTAGAAGCTAATGTACCATTTAATAGTTTTTTTGTTTCAATGATATTAGCTGAAATTCATTTACAAGATTGTGTTTCTTATGTACCATTACTTCACTGCATACATAAAATGATACATGATAATTATGATAATACACTACAATTATATCCATCAATAGAAGCAGGAGTACATCCGGCTAATATGAAAAAAGCTGATGAAATAATAAGTTGCTATATAGACTTGTATAAAAAACATTTTGCAAAAGAGGAGGAATAAGATTAATATGCCAAAAGATATAAGAATACTCAAATTAGTGTTTACTCTCAAGAGCGGTAAGTCAATTGTAGTTTCAATGGCTGAAGAGCAGGCTTTTTACGTCTATGAACAGTGGTTGAATTTCGTTAAAGATAGTAAGAATGATGTTTCAAAGATTAAGATTGATAAGAAGAAAGATGATAAGGTGGTTGAAGTAGTAGCAATATTGCTTTCAGAAATTGCTGCTATACAAATAGTCGATAGTTATAATAATTACGACAAATAATAATAATAAAAAAAAGCGAGGTATAGATTTAATTGTCTGTTTTAAGGTATTATGATGAATCAATTTTAACATATTTAAAGGATAATATAACATATTTAACACCTGAAGGACCAAAAACTCCTCAGATAACTTTAGCTTTGCCTTCTAGACAAGGAGCCAAATTAGAATTAACAGACAATAAAACTCCTGTATTACCACTTATTTCTGTTATACGAAGTGGTTTATCTCCAAATAACGAGACAAAGATTGTAAAAAGTCGAATAATAAGACCTCAAATAATAAATTTGAAAAAAAATATGAAACTATATGACGGTATAATGTTTATGCCCTTTAATATAAGTTATCAACTTGATTATTTTTCTTTGTCTCAAGAAATATTTAATATTTTAACTGAAAAACTGCTTTACAACTTATATAAAAAACATTATGTTAAAACATTTATAGAAATAGGTGACGTTAATCTGGAGATTAATGGATATTTAACGGATATATCTTTTAGCGATGCTACTTCCTATATAGAAATTCCAGATACAGAAACCAGGATATTCCATGGGACTATAGGATTTATACTTTATACTCAACTACTTAACGATGAGTTCTATATTAGATCTGTACTTAATACACAATACGACGTTAATGTTGATAATACTACCAATATTAAAGCGGCATTCGATGGTACTGTAGAAGATAATATTTAACCTAATTAACGACAGAAGTCGCCCACTTCTATAAGTGGGTGATGAATGTTACGAAAATATATAAAAAATACTATGATTATTAGAGCGAAAACCAAGCTAATTAGCCATGTAGTTGGTAGCACTGGGGAAGGAACAGCCCTTTGAGCGTGGGTAAACTTGCTCCGACGGGAGCATTGACCACGAAGCCACCACCTCTATAGGTGGGGGTAGTTCACAAGATTAAAAACGCTTAAAACTAAAATTAAATAAGATAAAACCAATTTCTAATATATATTTGATGAATTATTATATTATAAAAATTTCAAAAAAGAGGTGTAAATAAAGATGCCTATACATGCAAGTCCAGGTGTATATTTCGAGACTATAGATTTTTCGGTATACGCTCCTAAATTAACAAGTACTATATTAGGTATGGTAGGAAAAACGTCTAAAGGACCAACCGAACCTACGTTTGTAACTTCTATTAGACAGTTTATTGATCTTTTCGGTACTCCTAGAAAAGGAGATTACAGTGCCTTAGCTGCTGTAAGTTACCTAGAATTTGGAAGCTCTCTTTGGTTTTCTCGTCTAGTAGGACCAAATGCTAAGAAAGCTTCTGTTGAAATTCCAAAAGCTAATCAAATTACAGATGAATTATTAGCAACCGTTGATAACACAGGTAAATATATATTCAATGCTACTTTAAATAATGCTCCAGTTGCTGGTACAGTAGAGATTAAAATAGCTGATCCTAACGACTCATCTAATTTCGTAGTTATAAAAGATGATGGTAATGGTAACTTCAGCGCTATTACTAATTCAAGCATAACACAATATCCTAATTTTATAGATTATGATACTGGCGAATTCAGATTTACATTAAGCAGCGTCAATCCTGGTGATGAAGTTGCTATAAGATATAATCACGTCGAACATACTGTCTCTGGTGAAACTGTAATTACCACAGAATCAGGTACTTATACTTATGATGGTATATTAGCCCATGCTAATATCGTTGATACAGCAAACTTCGAATTAATCGGTTCTGATGGTTCACATACTTATACATTCACAGTTTCTGGTATGGTTGATTCAACTACTTATAACTTAGCCGGTGAAGATGAGCTAGGCAATTCAGTTGGTTCAGGTACGTTGAATACTGCAACTGGTGTTTTCCAAATAACGATGCCTTCTCAGATTAATACTATTTTTACTGCTAACTATAAATACAGTACATTTAAAATCAAGACTTTAGGTACTGTAGGTCAAGTTAATGCTGATGGTATTTTAGTCGATACAGCTTTCGTCGGTAATCTCAATACGACAGTTATACCAAATAGTGTATCTATATTAGTAAATTCATCTGAAGTTTCTTCAGATAATGGAGAAGGTAAATTTGTAAGTGGTATAGTTACATGTGATAACAGTATAGATTATACCACAGGCGATATAGAATTTGCCCTAGTTACACCACCTGAAGAAGGATTTAAGATAACAGCAACATATCTCTCTAAATATACTCAGGTTTTAGATACGATAGGTGCTGGTGGTTCTACAGGTGGTTCCGTCTCTGGAGTACTTACTGAGACACCAGTTATAAAAGAGAGTGTCGTAGTAAAATTAGGTTCAGATTACACGTTATTAGATGATGGTGAAGGTAATTTAGTAGGTACGGGTGGAAATGGTACTGTAGATTATGCTACTGGTGAAATTTCCATAAATTACGTAGTAAGTCTTAACGAAGGCGATACTATCGAAGTTGTATATTTAGCAAGATATGGTACAGCAACTGCTTTATACGAAGGTGAAGCATATAATAATATAAGATTAGAGTTCTTTAAAGACGAATTCAGCGGTTATGGATTGAAAATTTGGAATCCTAATCAATTAACAACTCAAGTACCTGAAGAAATATTTAATAACATAACATTCGGTGACGAATCCGAAACCACATTTATAACAAATAAAGTAGTTTCTAGACAGGTTGAACTAACGATTGATGATACTACATCAGGTGATATTCCATTATTTGGTACGGTTCTAACATTGACTGGTGGAGATTCAGATGAAGAGAATGTTACCGTAACCAGTGCAACTGCTGCTTTAGATGTATTCGGTAATGCAGAACAATATGACATAAATCTTCTAGCATGCCCTGATTATCCTGGAGATAAAACTGTGGCTAATAAACTTATAGAAATATGCGAAGCCGTAAGAGGAGATTGTTTTGCAATAATCGATCCACCTCAGAATTTAACAGTACAACAAGTGGTTGATTGGCATAATGGAGCAGGTCAGTGGAGTAATGATAATGCTTTAGCTTCAAGCTTTGCTGCTCTGTACTATCCGTGGTTGCAGATATCTGATCAATTTACAGGTTCATTACAATGGGTACCGCCTAGCGTAAGAATGGTGAGTGTATTTGCTTATAATGATAGAGTAGCTGAAGTTTGGAATGCTCCTGCTGGTCTTAACAGAGGAAGAATATTTAATGTACAAAGAGTCGAGAGAAGCCTTTCTGCAGCTGATAGAGATTTATTATATGCGACAGGTACTAATGCTGTCAACCCAATATGTGACTTTGTAGGCGATGGAATAGTAGTATTTGGTCAAAAGACATTACAAAGAAAACCATCAGCTTTAGATAGAGTAAACGTAATGAGATTAATTATTTATATAACAAAAGTATTAGCTACTGCCACTAAATACTTACTATTTGAGCCAAACGATAAGTTAACATGGACATTATACGAACAAATGGTTAATCCATTACTTGCAGAAATTAAACATCGTAGAGGTTTATATGAATTCCGGATTGTTTGTGATGAGACAACAAATACTCCTTACAATATAGATAATGGAGTTATGGTCGCCGAAGTATGGCTTAAGCCAACCAAAGCAGCTGAAAGATTAATCAACAGGTTTGTTATAACATCTACAGGAGCTAGCTTTAGTGAATTAATAGCTCAGCAATAAATAAATATAAATTAATAATATAGAGTGGAGTAAAGGGATATCCCTTTACTCCCAATTTAAAAAACTTAAAAAATTAGATAGAGGTGAATTTTACAATGAGAGATCGTTCAATATATTTTCCTACTGATATAAGAAACGATTTTGTTCGTAAAAATGCTTTCGAGATAATTATAGCAGGACAAGATCCTTTGTATATATTATGTAGATCTTTAACATTCTCTTTACCAACTACTAACCAAGTTACAGTACCATGGATTAGTGGAGTTATGCAGTTAGCGGGAAGAACTAGCCAACTTACCTTTAATGCAACGTTCTTAGTTGGTGTAGATAATTCTTACGATACATTGACGTCCTTGTACAATTGGAGAAACTTAGTATTTGACCACAACACTGGTAGAATAGCTTTGGCTCATGAATACAAGAAAGATGCTACAATAAATATTTATGATATAACAGCCGATGCTGATAATACAGGTTCTTCATTACAATATACATTTAAAGCAGAAGGTATTTGGCCAACCAATATCCAAGATTTAACGTTTACTGTCGATGATGACGGTGTATTAGAGGTTGCTGCTCAATTCGCAGCTGATAGAGTCTATATGACATATTCTGGCTAATATACTAGGCAAAAAAGAGGTGCTATTGAATGAGCGAGAAAATACAGTGGGGTTCAGATAATTATACTAAAATGCTAAAAGAATTATTTGAACATATCGATGTATTATCTAAAGAAAAAGAAGAAGAAATAATGAAGGCACTCGAAGAAGGGTTGTCTTTAGACTTGTTTGCTGACGAAGAAAAAGAGATTAAAAAAAACTCAACAAAAAAGACAGTGAATAGTAATGCAACGCTTGATAACTCTGATCCCACTGTATTAATGTCTAGTATGATATTATTATCAGATAGGGATTTGGAGTTATTAGGTGCTGATTTTGAAGACGAAGCTTTTATAGAAGAAGATAAATTCAATGAACAAATTGTAAAGAAAATAGCACAGCCATTCTATAAGACATTTAGTAAGCAAATAGGTAAAAATCTTTTACAATTTGGTTTAGAGTTTATTAGTAAAGGACCAGGTTTGACAAGGTTTAATATATTTAATAATGTTTGGAATACTATTAAGCAAGAATTTTCTTCGAACTTTTTAGATAAGTTTAAAGATATATATTATAACGATGTTAAACTAAATAAATCGTATGAATACGTAATTTCTAAGTTTGGTTCAATATACAAAGATAATCCTATAGAAGATACATTGTACGAAATTTCGAATCATATAGTAGACGATAAAATTTATGACGATTATACTACAACACCCGACGAAGCAAAATTATTTAAACATGTTTTTAATGTAGTATATATGCTTTGTTATGGTAAATACTCTAGAATTATTCTTAAAGAATTACAAAAATTTTATAGTAATGGTAATATTATCGCCGATATGCTGATGAAATTAGGTTCGGATATATATAAAATATCTAGAACTTATAATGCTGAAGAAGCAATGTTCCAAATAGCAAAATTATATATGGAACGTTATGGGGATTTAAAGAATGCAGGTCCATATAAGAAATATAAACCAATTTCATCATTATTCTTTATGATTTCCAGTGCTATAGCATCTATTAAATCTATTAAAGTTAATAGTGAAACTAAAGTGATGATAGACGAAAATAATCCAATTCTGACTATAGGTAAATATGAATTAGATTTTAATGATCTAAAAACTAAAAAAGGAACGTTTGAAATTTATAAACATCGAAAAGGTGTCCTCAATTTATTAGATTATGTTGAAGAATATGATAGATTAGGTAAATTAGTATTAACCAACGATGATATTAAAAAGATAGGTAGAATATTAGATAGATTAGATCATGATGTGAAAGAAGATTTGTTTGGTTATAATATTTAATAGAAAAGGAGTCCATACATGTTAAACGTTAGTAATTATATTTATACCGAAAATGGCATATTATCTGTAAATGATTTATTATCATTACAGGAAAGCGGGTTACCGCTGCCTAACGTACTAACTTTCGATACGGATAACCTCATGTATAAGTTCACTCCTATCGATACGTTAGTTGAAAATACAGATACCGATATTTATGAAGTAAGATTTATCGACGTATTTTCTAATCGCAATATAATTATTAACGTTACATTAGACACAGAAATATTCCAGTACAATATTATACGTACAGATAATTATTCAATATTTAACAAACATTATCAAATATTAAGATATTTAAAGGCTAACATTGATAGATCGACTTTAAATATGAGATGGGCTCCTATATCTAGTTTACCTAATTATGCTACAAAATCCCCTAATCTTTGTTTAGGAGATACTTTAGTTAAATTCTCAACTAAAATATATAAGAATAAAGAAGTTAGTTACGATATTAGATATAATAATACTAAAGTTCCAGTATTTGCAACCTTAACAAAATCTACGATATTCAATTTTATCTTAATTAGGTGAGAAGACTCCTACTTCAACGAAGCGAAGCGTAAGTGGGAGAGGTTCAATAACAGATACAAAAAAGGGAGATATATATCTCCCTTAAATTATTTTACTTCTTTTTTTCTTTTCTCTAGAAATTCCATAATATCTTCTAGATCTTCATCGTCATCATCTAGTATCTCATCTTTTTCTTTAACACCTGAATCATCGTCATCTAATACATCATCTGCATCATCGAAGTCCTCATCAAAAGCATCATCAGCATATGGATTAAAATTTTGAGCTTCTTCCTCAGGTTCATTGTCTACAACTTTTTCTCTGAAAGTTGGTTCGAAAGCATTAATTGCTAATTCCAAAGTATTCTTAACTGATTTTAATATAGTGCTGTTAAACGGTGGAATTACATCCTTTTCCAAATCTGGCAGATCGTTTACATCGATCAATTTAGTAAGCCCTGTCTCTGGTACTGTTACTTTGGATATATCTGCATAACCTGATTTTCCTTTAATAAAGTGCAAATCGAAACCTTCTTTGTCTATGTCAAAATCAGATTCATTTTCAAATACTTCTTGCAGAATTCCAAGTATATCTGTAATTCCATAGTCGTTAGTCTCATACTTCATAATCTCTTTAGTATTATAGTCATATACCATTATCATGTAAGAGTCTCTTGCTTTTATCTTATACAAAGTATCTCTGCTCAACGACTCTTTATTCTCTTCAATGAAGTCACAGAATGGGCATTCATTACCTACAGCTTCACCGAAGCTGTTGCGGCTGTAAAAACAAAAAGCATTCTTCCATGTAGCACCTATCTTGAAGCTGTGTTTCTTGAACTGTAGAAAGAACATGTGTCCTTTCCTAGGTAATACCCTTACTACATAAGGACTTTCCTTCTTCACAGCTCTGTTTGGATTAAAATATGGCAGATATTTAGGCTTATCCTTTTTCTCTTCAACCTGCTGCCCTACTCCCAACTGTTTTTTCTTAGCATTCAAAAATTCAAAATATTTGTTCATGGCCATGTATTTATTCCTCCTTCAATTTTTTTATAATCTCTATCTCACACGATATTTTATTTATTTTACTATACTCTTCTAACACCTTCTTTGTTTTATTTTTAAAACTTATATCTTCAAATATATAACACAATGAATCATGTATAGTCGCTATCGGATAAATTCTTAATTTATCATACATAAATTTTGCCATATCTATTATAACATCATGTGTATGTCCTTGTAAATATTTCCTATGATTTTTTATCAATTCTCTTTCATCTAAAATTGGCGCTTCAGGTATAATTATTCTTCGATTAAATTCATTGATACATAACTTGGTCTTAAATTCATTTACTATAATATTATTATAACACAAAAAATCATTTTGTAAACAGTCAAATATGTCTAAAATTTTAATATTTAAAATCTTTTCTAACTTAACTAAATCTTTTTTATACTTATATTTAACCTTCTTGTAAGCAACAACTGGGTCGTCTACAGAATGTATATAAACATTTAATATGTTCTTCATTAACTCTCCAATTTCAGGATATTTGTCTTTGACTATAATCCTGAATTTTACCAGCTTTTTAAGTATTTCTGAGTTATAGAGCTTAGAAACCAAATAAGGTTCGGCCGATATTATATCTATATTAAGAATGTTAGCATATTTTATTATTTTAGAATATAATTTTTTACGCGCTCTAAGATTATTCTGTATCTTTTCTGTATTACTCCAATACCATCTACCATATTTGCTTACAGTTATATTGGGCTTAAGAGCTAAGTCATCTATAGTTATTCCTGATTCAAATTTATTAAGTATACTACTAGCAAAACAAACAAAATCAAACTTATTCTTAAGAAGATATTTATATAATTTATCTGTAAAGAAAGGAATGTAATTATCTTCAGGATATGGAAGTTCGTTTGAAAAATAATGACTGTTATCGCTTGTCAATATATTCTTTATAACTTCATACCTTAATATTATTTTATCTTCTAGACCATTAGATAATAAAGGAAACTTATTCGTTATAATATAATTATAATTCCTTATATAATTAAAAAATTTTTTCTTCGATCTAACATCCAATTCCTTAGATATCAATTTGTTATCTTCTACACTATATATGATATAATTATAACTGCTTTTAGTTATTAAACATATATCTTCACGTAAGTCGTCGTTGACAATATCTTTAGATAACAATCTCAAAAAATCGTTAAATAATGTTATTGTATCAATGCTATAATCTTTTAACTTACAATCACTGTTAAAGATATTATTCCATTCTCTAACTAATCGTTTGGTATCCATCTTAACTCATTCCTTTACAGCTTGTATAAATTATCTAAATTTTTCGTTATAACTCCTGATATATGTTCTAACATTTTTTCTAAAACATCATCACTATCATCTTTGAAAAAGTTAGAATAATACTTCATGTGTGCAGTATATATCTTTTTACCTTCGTTGATAATAAGTGGCTTAATTATTTTAGTGAGATATGTGTATTCTTTATACTTGCCTACAAATATTACTAATATTTTATCTACTTTGGGTAGTATGTTATTTATAATATATTCAATTTCTTCTATTATTCTTATTATATTATTATACGACTCTTCCTCGTTATCTACTGATACTTTGTTTGTTAAAAGGTGTTGGTATACATAAGTATAATATAGATTATAATCAGCGTGATATAGTTTAAATAATTTACGTTTAAATTCATTCACTATAGGTAAATATTTTTTAGTAATGTTAAATTCCGGAGCAAGATCTATGAATACTATTAAAACATCTGGGGTTTGATTGAATTTGAACTTGGTATACTCGCTGTTGACATTAAACAAGTCCTGGAAGTGTTCAATTTTCTTTATCAAATGCATATAAATGCACCACCTTAAATTATTCTTTTTGTCAAGTATATTATAACATATATATCGATAATTGTAAATACTTAAAATAAAAAATAATAAAATTAAATATGTATAAATTAATTAATGTGTTTGAAGTATGTGAACATAATTTTTGCTGTTAAATATTAAATAGAGGTGAATTTGAAATGTCAAAATTTCAAGAAAATAAAGGTATAGAAAGTGGTTGTCACAGTAAAAGTAAGAATAAAAGCGGAGAATCAAAATCTGTATTACCCAAGAAAGCTGCTGAAATGTGGGAAGCTGTGTATAAAAGTAGTTTAAATGAAGGTGATACTGAAGAAACTGCAGCAAAGAAAGCTTGGGGTGTCGTCAAAAAACAATATAAGAAGGTTAAAGGTAAATGGGTAAAAAGAAAGAAACCACTTAAAAGCAGTGTTGATATATATGACGTTATCAATTACATTAAAGGTAATAAGCACTCTAGAAGGAGTGATTAGTATATGGGTTTAACCAACAGAAAATTAGTTCTGAAAATAGAAAAAGGAACAACCTTCACTAAAAAATTCAGATGGAAAAATAAATATAAAGAACCAATTAATTTATATGGTTTTGATTTTAAATCACAATTCAGATATGATTTTGGTGATGATAAAGTATTATGTACTTTAACTGTGGATAACGGTGGTATCGTAGTCAATCCTTCAGAAGGAGAAATAGAAATAATAATAACTTCTGATATTACTAGTACACTTAATAATTATGATTCAGGTATGTGGAGTATTGAATATAGACAAACAACTGGTGAAAATTTTCCATTTAAAACTTTAATTAAAGGAAGATGGGTAGTTGAACCAGAGGTGACCGTATAATGGAACCTATAATTGAAATTTTAGAAGAAAATACACATATAGAAGTAGTCGATGAAGTTGTCGAAATAATAGAAGTTGGCATACAAGGACCACCAGGACCACCTGGTTATGTACCTGAAATTTTAGATGCAGGATATTTTTAAATATTTATTTTAGGAGGTAATAATAAATGTCAGTAACTTTTAAATTTAAACGAGGAAATTATGCTAATTTACCTTTATTAACTGAAGGTGAACCAGCATTTTGTTTAGATACTAAACAATTATTTATAGGTGATGGAGCTGAAAACCATGCTATTGTAATGGAAAATCAATATGGTGATGATTCAGTATTATACGCTCCTACTGCAGGTAATCCTGAGTCGAAAACATTAGCAGAATTGTTTAGCTTAATGAGCGGAAAAGTTTCAGCAGACTTTTCCATGAATTCCTTTAAAATAACAAATCTTGCTGATCCAATTGCCCCTACAGATGCTGCTAATAAAGGATATGTTGACTCAGTAGCTCAAGGTCTTAAGGTATTAAATTCAGTTAAAGTAGCTACGACATCTGTTATAAACCTTGCTGGAGAGCAGACCATTGACGGTGTGGCAGTCGTAACCGGTGACAGAGTTTTAGTCAAAGACCAAACGGTAGCTTCAGAGAATGGTGTTTATGTCGTTGCAACTGGTGCTTGGACAAGGGCGGAGGATTTACCTGAAGGTGCAGATGCTGCCGGTTCTTTCGTTTTTGTAGAACAAGGTTTAATAAACAGTAATACGGGTTGGGTCTGTACAACAGACCCAGAAGTAGATACAGTTGGAACTAACAGTTTAACATTTGCTCAATTCAGTTCAGCAGGTTATATCGATGCTGGTGTAGGTCTACGTAAAGAAGGTAATATGATTTCTGCTGATGGTACATTGGAAGATTTATCAGCATTGCCTGAAGTAGCAGCAGGTCAATTTATACAAGGTAGTGGTGTAGGTACATTCCAATATCTATCACCAGCACAAACATTAGCAGCTTTATCTGGAGTAGCTAGTGCTGACTTCTCTATGAACGGATTTAAAATTACAAATCTTGCTGATCCTGTCAATGACCAAGATGCTGCTACAAAAGCTTGGGTTCTTGCAAATCTTGCAAGTACAGCTATTAATTTCCTTGATTTAACTGATACTCCTTCTGCTTATACAGCTGATTATGTAGTTAAAGTTAACGGTACAGGTGATGGTCTAGAATTTGTCAACTTTGCTACGACTTGGTTAGAAAATGCACCAACCGATGGTGAGCTTAATAAAGCACCTACTTCTAATTGGGCTTTCGATCATAATGCAGCTAATTCTAACGTACATGGATGTCCTGCAAATGAAGTATTGCTACACAGCGGTTCAACAATCGATGCAGGAACGTTCTAAGAACATTATAAATTATAATATATAAATAAATTTTAATATATTGGAGTGATTTGATATGAATGAAAGTAGTTTCCAAGAAGAAGTTAAACGGCAAGCTCAGCCTTTATTTCCTGATATTGTACCTAATATTATAACTACAGAAGATATTATATTAGAGATAGGTAAAAAGGAATTAAAATTTATTAATGCACAAAAGGTTATAGAATTAGAGCGAGAACAAATTAATAAATTAAGTATGCAAATAAAAGAATTATCTGAAGCCAATAGTAAGTTATTAAGAGAAAATAATAAATTGAAGGAAGATATAAAAGGTGTTAATCATAAAAATGAACAATATTATAACATGATTAAAGAACTTAACAAAAAAATATCTGCACTTGAAAAAACTAATATTAAATTAATGAATAAACTTAATATCGATGAAAAATATGTAGAAGAAACAGATGTAACAAATAATAAAGATAATAAAAGTGTAGAAGTTGAAGAAGTTATTGAAGATGAAGATAAATAATTCCTTCATAAAGGGATATTTAATATCCCTTTATTCGTTAAAGAAGGTGGGATAAAACGTGGCTAACTTAATAAAAATAAAACGAGGATTGAAAGCTAATTTACCTGTATTGGCTGAAGGTGAATTAGCCTTTTGTACAGATACAAATGAACTATATATTGGGACAAGTGGCGGGAATGTGCTTATCAACGGCTCCGGCCCCGGCTCTGGCCTGGATGCAGATTTGCTGGACGGGTATCATGCATCAGATTTCCAAGCGATGATAGACCAAAAGGTTGATGAATTCATTGTTCCGAGAAACGGCAATACAGTTATATGGCATAAAGTGGGCGAGTTAACTACAGATATCGGGACACGCGCAAATAATTTGACATTACTTGTAAGCGGCGTGTCTGATATTGCTTGGAACAAACCTGGCGTTGATTTAGTCCAAATTTCTACACGAGGTGT